ATGAAAACTGGGACGCGGTAAAGCTCTACTTCACCGATGCCTGGAAAGAGATCAAAGCAGGCTTCAACGGTGGCACGACCGGCATCCTCAAGACCCTGATCAACTTCAGCCCCGTGGGTTTGCTTTATCAGGCCTTCGCGGCCGTCATGAAATACCTCGGCATTGAGCTCCCCGGCCGGTTTACCGAGTTCGGCGAATTGATTATCGACGGGCTGGTTAAAGGGCTGAAGGCCGGGATCGGCAAGCTGAAAAATGTCATGGGCGATATCGGCGACTCCACCATTGGCTGGTTCAAGGAAAAGCTCGGTATCAACAGCCCTTCCCGCGTCTTCGCCGAGTTGGGCGGTTTCACCATGGCCGGCCTCGCTCAAGGACTGGAGCGTCATCGGCGTCAACCGATCGGCGTGCTGAGTGAGTTGGCTTGGCAACTCAACGACACAGCCAAAGCGATCAGCGTTATGCCAGGCGGAAAAGGCCACTCGCTGACCGTCGACAAGCGATCTCCGCTCAAACCTTCTACACCTTCGAATCACGACAGCCACGACACTTATGAGATCAACATCCACCCTGCCCCGGGCATGGATCCGGGGGCAATTGGCCGTGCGGTACGCGCCGAGATGACCCGCATCCAGTACGAGAAAGAAGCCCGTCAACGCAGCCGTTTGGCCGACCTGGAGTAACGCCCATGATGCTTGCCCTGGGCATGTTCGTCTTCAGCCTCTCGACCGCTGCTTACCAAGCTCTGCAACGCCAGACCGAATGGCGCCACGCGAGCAGCAACCGTGTCGGCTCGGCACCGGCTCGGCAGTTTTTGGGTCGAGGTGACGACTCGATCACCCTGCCCGGCGTCATCCTGCCGGAACTGACCGGCAGCGCGCTCAGCCTCGATGCACTGCGGCTGATGGCCAACACCGGTAAAGCTTGGCCGATGGTCGAAGGCACCGGCCGGATCTACGGCTTGTGGATCATCGAGAGCCTGAGCGAAACCAAGACCCTGTTTTTCCGTGACGGCACACCCCGGCGTATTGAATTCACGGTGAGCCTCAAGCGCATCGATGACGACCGTATCGATCTGATCGGCACCGGGACCAGCGTGGGCATCAGCATCATGAGGGCACTGCTGTGATCGACGTCGCCCTCTCCCGCGTCACTGGTTATCTGGACAAGGCACTTTCACGTTACCAGAGCGAAGCCGCGTATCCAGTGCCGGCGTTCCGCATCACTGTGGACGGCAACGACATTGCCCATATGATCAGCCCACGCCTGATGAGCCTGGACCTCACCGACAATCGCGGCATAGAAGCCGACCAGCTCAGCATCACCCTCAGCGATCATGACGGCCTGCTGGCCATCCCTCCCACAGGCGCGCTAATTCGCTTGTGGCTGGGCTGGAGCGACACCGGCCTGATCGACAAAGGCACCTACACCGTCGATGAAGCCGAACACTCCGGCACACCCGATGTGCTGACCATTCGCGCTCGATCCGCCGATCTACGTAAGAGTCTGAAGACCAAGCGCGAACGCAGCTGGAGCAACACCACCCTCGGCGACGTGCTCGGAGACATCGCGTTGGGCAACGGCCTGACCGCCACCATCGCCGGCACTCTCGACGGTTTACCCATCCTGCAGCTCGACCAGGCCAACGAATCCGACGCCAATCTGATCAGCCGCATCGGCGAAGAATTCGATGCCGTCGTCACCGTCAAGGCTGGCTGCCTGTTGTGTCTGCCGGCCGGCGGCGGCAAGACCGCCAGCGGTGCCGATCTGCCCCACATCACTCTGACTCGCGCCGACGGCGACCAACACCGCTACCTGCAAGCCGACCGCGATAGTTACGACGGAGTGCGCGCCTATTTCTACGACGTGAACAGCGCCGAAAAACAACATGCCATCGCAGGTGGCGGCGAAAACCTGAAGGACTTGCGCCACACCTACAGCGATCGGCAATCGGCCTTGCGTGCCGCCCGGGCGGAGCACAACCGGTTGCAACGAGGCAGCGCGACACTCAGTTACGTCTTGGCCGTGGGTAGGCCGGAACTGATCCCGGAGCTGACTTACACGCTCGAAGGCGTGAAACCCGAAATCGACGAAATCATCTGGTACGGCGGCAACGTGCAGCACTCCCTCAGCGCAGACAGCGGCTACACCGTCAGCCTTGAGCTTGAGAGCAAGTTGCCGGAAGACACGATTGGGGGGTTGACCGAGGAGAACAAAGGCGAATTCACAGGCGTCATCGTGTACTACCGAGACAAGAAAAACGGTGTGCAGAAGCCGGTAACGACTGGAGACCAGCGCAAGCCAAAAAGCTTACGTTGGCTGTATGCCACTGAGAGCACCGCCAAACGTGCGGCAGATCGCGAGTGGAAAAAGCTGCAACGAGAAAAACCATGACCCATCAAGGACGATTGCATGCAGGACATACGTTGCGGCCACTGCTGCCGCAAACTCGCCGCCGCCAGCGGCTTCACTGAATTACAGATCAAGTGCCCGCGTTGCCGGACACTCAACCACCTGAAGGCCCCGAGCCTCCCCCCAGCGTGCCGCGAGCATCCAGAACAGCGAGTTCCTGAATGCCCCAACCCACCCTTGGCAGCCTGTTCGCAGGCATAGGAGGCTTTGATGTCGGATTTGAAAACGCGGGTTACCGCAGCGCCTGGCAAGTTGAACTCAACCCCATCAACCGGGCTGTGCTTGCCGATCGATTTCCACACGCCACCCAATACGAAGACGTGCGCCACTGCGGCGCTCACAACCTCAGCAGCGTCGACGTCCTCACAGCAGGATTCCCGTGCCAGGACATCAGCATCGCCGGCTGCCGAGAAAGCAACCGAGACACCCGCGGACTGCGCGGCGAGCGCAGCGGATTGTTTTGGGAAGTCATACGAATCCTCAAGGAAATTCAACCTCGCTGGGTGGTGCTTGAGAACGTCGTTAACCTGCTCGCTGTCAACGATAGCCACGACTTTGAAACAGTCATCCGGGCCCTTGCGGACTGCGGGTATGTGGGATTTTGGCGAGTGCTTAATGCTCAATATTTCGGAGTCCCCCAGCAACGTCGTCGAATATTCCTGGTCGCCGGTTATCGACGCATGCCCCCCTTCGAGTTCCTGGCTGACGCCGCGCCAGTGGACGCAATACCTCCAGCGTCTCAATCGCAGCACTGGCCACGCCCAGCGGATGTCTGGGCTGCCAATACTCTACTCGCGGACAGAGCCGCCTCTCAGATCGCTATGGGCTGTACCACTCTCGTCGCTCATGCGAACGGATGGGATCAGATGGCTGAGCGGCAGCGAGCGGCTGAGGATGATGGGTTTTGCCTCGGACTGGATGCGGCCAACCTTGCAGAGGCTTTCGGTGCCGGAAACGCCGTTGTTACGCAGGTGGCGGAGTGGATAGGAAGCGGTTTGATGTCGACAACATGAACCAATGCGTAGAGGCCTGGGGCAATCTGGAACTCTGCGCGCAATTAACCAATTGCATAACTGGGTCCTGATCCTCACTACCGGAGTATATCTTGCATTCAGCAACGACGATGGCACAATACCATCACAACCAACACCACGATAGAGTTCTTTCATGGACGAATTTTTTAAGCTCCTAGCCTGCATTATTCTGCCCTTTGCCTTCAGTATTCTTATAGTTAAAATTGTATTCAAAGCATATAAATCATCAAAAAAACAAGTTAATAATCAATATAAAGAACTCACTCCCTTTTCTCTTGATGCCAGTAGAGGATTAGCAGAGCAAGGTTATCTATGGCTAAGCATTTTAGCTCCGGTATTGTATTTTTTTACTCTCGGTTACTTTTCTTGGCAAGGGTATACAATCTCGATCAACTCGGACGGACTGTCTGAATTCTTGAGAATCAGCACCTTACCAATAGCACTTCTTTCGCTCTCTATCCCGCTATCAATTCTGGTGGCGCGAATACATGCAACCCATCAAACATCTATCCAGATCGCCGCCACTAATGTAAAAAACAACATGGATGGTTATTATGCTCATCGAAAAGCAATGTTTGAGTATTTTGGCGGAGTTAAGGAAGTTACATATCCGGGTAAAATCACTGGAGATTTTCACGCTCACCCTCGATTACACCTTAGATTCTTCATCGACAAAGGCCCAGCAAACGGCACGCCCGAAATCAACTCCAAGAAATTCAAAGAGTCGATAGAAATTCTATCAGAGATACAAAGACATATACACATAACACTAAATTCAGAGACATCTCAAACAGAAAATATTAAAAGTTACGCCTATGCCTGCACAAAAATATTTGCGCTCGCCGGGACGCTTAATCTTCCATGCATCTATGAAGACCTCAAG